CTACCGTCGGCCCTGCTCGGCCGTGAGTCGGCCGGAGCGGGCGTCGACACGGCTATGTATCAGCCGGCCGTCGCGGCGCAAAAGGTCGATCTCGTAGACAAGCATGTCGCCGTGCCGGCAGAGTTTGACGGCGATCGGTTCGGCTTTCTCTTCCGCTGCCCGGGCGCGCAAGAGCGCGAAGGGGTCAGCGAGGCCGTTCGCGATGATTTTTTCGTGCGTTTCCGGGGCATTGAAGCAGGCGCGCTCCGGCACAGGCCGGTTGACCTCTTCTGCCGCGACGCCGCCAGCGGCGGCAATCGCCAGGGCCAGGAGCGGGAGCCTCAGGAAACGCATGTCGCCAATCTCTTGCGCCGGGGATGAATGGCGCCTGAATGGGGATGGCAGCACATACGCCGCCTTTCGACAATCATTGCCCGGTCGGGCCGCCCAAAGCCGCGCAAAGCGCCGCAGACGTTGCATAGATCCGGCCTGCCCTGTCCACCGCGGCCTGACGGGCGTCCACGGCGCGGGCGATCTCCTGCGACAGAGCAGCGCCGGGCACGACAAGCCCGCAATCGATCGCTACGGCCAGGCCCTTCAGATTGACGGCGGCCTTCTGCGCCTTGTCGGAGGCGAGCCATTCGGCGGCTTCGCGCGTTTGCGCGCAACCGCCGAGCGCCAGCGCGCAGGCAAGCAAAACAATCTTGATCATCTCAGGCTCCGGTCGAGACGTTCTGGCCGCCCTCCCCGCCGGTCGCCTTCGTCATGGCGGGCGATGCGGGATCGGCGGGGTGAAGCGCGAGGATTTCGGCGAGCGGGGCGAGCCGCAGCGCGATGGCCGCGCCGGTGACGCCCGCTGCTGCGGCCAGTTCGAGCTCGGCGAGAACGGCTTGCCGTGCGGCCGCTTTCCAGTCATGCGCCCTGAGCGCCGCGATGAAGCGCGGGCCGTCGTTGCGCGCGAGCGCGAGCGCCGCCGTCAGCAGCGATTGCGCCGTCGGGGACCGGTTCAATTCGCCGGCTCCGCGCCGTCGGGCTTTCCCACGGGCGTCGTCGTAACGAAGCGCATGAGGATGGCGACGACGCCGGAGACGAAGAAGGCGCCGGTGGGACCAACAAGCTGGCTCCAGTCGATCGCGCCGAGATATTGCAGCGCCGCCGGGCCAATCGCGAGCGCGAGGCCGACGAGAAGGGTGCGATAGCCTTTCATGAGATCTGCTCCTGTGAGTTGCACGAGATTGACGAGGCGCGCGCGGGCGGCGTCCGGCGCGTCGATGAAATGCGCGACCTCGTTCGCCGCCGCCCGGTCCGAAAGCCGCTCGCCCGGCAGGCGGCCGGTGAGAAACCACGCGCGCTCGCGCTTGCGGCGCGCGACCAGGCCCGGCACGACGCGTCCGCCGGCCTTGGTCCAGTCGAGGAATTTTTCGGCCGCCAGCGACTTGTCGCCAGCGAGACAGGCGCGCAGCAGCGACGACGAACGGAAGGCGCCGAGCCCGATGTTGAAGGCGAGATCGACCAGCGCATCGAATTCGCGCTGCAGGATTTCGCCCTTCGCCTTGCGCAGCGCATCGGCGACGCCGCGTTCGAACGTCCTGAGATCGCGCGACAGGATTTCATCCGCCTCCGCCTCGCTGATCTTCAGCCCCGGCGTGACCTGCGGCGCGCCTGCGCGCGACGTGTGGCCATAACCGATGGTCCAGACGCCGACGCAATCGCGATAGGCGGAGAGGCGCTTGCCTTCGGACGGTTCGGTGATCTTGCGGCGGCAGGCCGCAGACATTTGTGTCGGCGCAGTCATCAGGCAGACCTCAAGCAGACGAGCGTCAGCGCGCCGCGCTCGCGCGACGTGCGACAGCGTTGGTGAATTGAAGGAAGGGCTAGAAGCGCGCGGCGAGCGCAGCGGCTTGCGGCGGGCACGACGGCCAGGACGGATCGTCGATGAACGAGGTATCCGCGGATGCGACCAATGCGGCGCAGGCCGCGCGCATCGCCTGCACCCAGCCGAGCGCGGCGCCAAAGGCAGCCTTGTCAGCCACGCTCGCCTGACCGCTGGCGATCCATGCGGTCATGTTCATCTGGCAATTCTGCGAAGCGACCGCATAGATGCGGCGCTGGCATTCGGCTGCGATACGCGGCGCGACCTGCGCTGCGGCGAAAGCCGACAGGCGCGGATCGGTTTCTGCGACCTCGACGGTGATGCCCGCTTGCGGATTGGCGAAGACGCCGACGATTGCGCCGCTTTCATCGCATTGAACGTGAGCCATCAGTTGAGCCTCCCGCGCGTGTCGATCCAGCCGCGCGTGTAGATGTAGAGGGGTCGCACGCTCGCATCCGCGCGCACGCGGATCTGCGCGGATGTGTTCGTGTAAATGTCCACAAGGTGGGTCGCCATGTTGAACGCGCCGTAGGCCACCCAACCCGGCGCGGTCGCGATATTGGCGCCCTGTGGCGCATAGCCCGCCTCGTCGCCGTTGAAGACGAGCAGGTTGCCCGCCGTCGTGCCGACATCCGCAATCGGCCGGACGCGAACGCCCGGCGGCACGCTCAACGTGTAGAGCGCATTGGCCGTGCCCATGTTGGCGGTTGAGACATCGGTGATGGAGGCGGCAAAGCGAAACGTGTCCTCCACCTGTGTGAAGGCCAGAAGCGCGGCGGCGCCATCCGTGCGGACAGAGCCGATGCGGCGAAAGACCGAATAGCCCGAAGGCAGCGCAGGCGCGCTGACGCTGAGCGACGCGAGGCACGCCGCCGTTCCGTCGGCCTTGGCGATAGCAAAGACATGGTACCAGGCGTTTGCCGCGAGCGTACCGGCATCCAGTCCATTCGCGCCCGTGACCGCGCAATTGATCGTCGCCGCAGCGCCGGAAATCAGGACCGTATTCGCGCTGTCGGCGGCAAGGCCCGCTGCGACATCGATCTTCGTCGCGGGCGTCGTTGCGTTGTTCGCCAACCCGAAGCCTGCGAGATAGCTGCGCAGGATCGGCCCGGTGGAAGCAGGCATCTGAGCGGCCGGCACCTTGCCAGTCGCATCCAGCGTCGCCAGGCCGTTCGCAACGCCCGCCGTCTGCGGCAACGCCACAAGCCCCGTCGCGGGATCGACGTTCAGCGCCTCGCGCCAGGTTGCGCCATCGGCCGAGACCTTGATGCGATAGCGATCGTCGCCGGTGAGGCCCGTCTCTGCACGGCCGGAATAATTGGTCTGGTAGAGCTGCGAGACGGTGTTGGCCGCTGCGCTCTTGTTGAGCGTCACCCGGAGATCGCCGGTGCCGCCCTCGCCTGTCGCGCGCGCCGTGAAGAGCGCGCCGTTGAGTTTCGCCAACAATGGATTGGAGGCGTCCGCGGTTGCGCCGACGCCGAGCCGCGACAGATTCTGCAGGTTCTGCAGCGACAGGCCGACATCTTTCCACGCCGCGCCATCGAAGATCAGGAACAGGGATTCGCTCTCGACATAGACGCGCCAACCGGCCTTGGGCGCGAGCCAGGCCCAGCCGCCACTGTCGAATGCAGCGATGGCGTTCACATGGCCCGCAAACGCGCCTGTCGCACCTGTCGGCACGAGATAACGGTCGCCCTCGGCAGGCGTACCCGGTGGCGCGGTCGTCGTGCGCGACTTGACCGAGAGATGCACGACCGCGTCGAGCGCGACGATTGCCTCGTTGTGCGTGACGTGTTTCTGCGATTGCGCCGCATCGATGAACGGCAGCGCAAGTCTGGTGCTATTGGACATGTTGCCTCACTGAACGGGAACGTGCGCGACAAGCGGAAAGCCGGGTCCGACCGACGCGCTGATCTGACGGATCGTCACATCGAGCGCGGTCGGCTGCGATCCGAAATCCGCGAGCACGTTGGCAGATGGATAAAGAACAGAAGTCGATGTCGCGGCGAGACTACGCGGGCCGCCGGACGGGCGTACGATCTCGATCGCATAGCTTTCGGCGTCTTCGCCGAGCGGAATCTCGATCGGCTCCCACGCGTCTGAATCGAGCCGTCCGCGCCGCAAGAAGCGGATTTCGATTCCCGCCGGCGTCGCTATCGCGCGCGGACGGACGGGGGCGAATGGCAGGAACGCCTTTTTCGTGGCTGTCGCATCGAGAGCCACATAAGTAGACGCGTCCGATGCGCTGCCGGAGCCTCCCACCCGCAGATTGAGCGTGACGCCGATCGAGGACAGGCCAGATGCCAGCGGCACGACAGCGCGATCCAGCAGAACGACGGTTGCGCCGGCAGCAACCGTGCGCGCAGCGAGCGCTTCCTCTCCGCCGAGCCCACGCAGGAGACGCGAGAGCCTGTAGCTGTCACGCGCGACGAGCTGCGCTTCGGCGAATGCGAATATCTCCCAGGCGCCATCGGGCCCCTTGATCGCCATATTGGCGCGCCCCTCCAGCGCCAGCGCATCGCCGACGCCCGCGAGGGCGCCGGAATAGAGCTTGACGGTCAGATGCGCGCCGCGATCGAAACGGCCCACGGGCCCGGGGCCAAGATCGTCGAGCGTTTCGCCGATGGTCGCGGGGGCGGGCAGCGTGACGAGCGGATCGAGACTCGCGCCATAGTTTCGATAGACCGTCAGCGCGCCGGGCCAGGGGTCCGCGCAGGCCGCAATATATTGTGTCGTCGTCGGCTGATTGCGCGCGATCGCGAGATCGAGCGTGACGACATGCGGCGGGCCGGGCGTGCGCGGCTTCGATCTGATGCGGCGCGCGTAGGCCGGCGGCGCGCGATCGTAGATCGTCGCATCCATCGCGCGCGCGAAACATTCGCGCACATGCCCTTCGGCCATGCGCAGGATCTGCCAGGACCGGCCGGCATTCGCGCCGGGCAGCGTCACGATGTCGCCGGGCTCGACGCCCGCGGCCTGCGGCGCCAAACGGAACTCCGCGGTTTCGCGCGCCGTCCATGCGTCTTCAAGCCAGATGTCGGCGATGCGCTGCGCCGCGGCGCGGTTGGTCATGACCGCGCTTTCGTTTTCGCTGCGGCGCTGCGACCAACCTTCGAGACGGCGCGAGAGAACAGTCGCCGCTTCGTAATCATTGTCGGCGTCGCCGAAGGTCAGCGCGATCTCATGCGGCAGTTCGCTTTCCTGCCCGCGCGTGACGCGCACCAGTACGCCCTCGCGATCCGGCACGAGATCATCTTCGCTCAACGCCAGGGCCGGCTTGCGCGCGCGTCTGGAAAAGCGCGCGGCGCCGCCCGATACGATCGGATCGAACGCGAAGGCGGCGGCGAGCGGCTCGATCGCCGCGCGCGCCGACATGGCGCGATCGAGCACGTAGCCGTCGATGAAGCCGCGTATGTCCGGCCGCGGCGCCGATACGCCGCCGTCGATCGCGGGCGCAGCGAGCGCCGCGACGAGCCGGTCGAGCGGAAGCCCCTCGATGCGCCCGTTGAGCCAATGGCCGGTTTCCCAGTTCGGCGCATCCGCCCAGAGCGCGCCGAGATCCGGAAAGGCCGGAAAGGGCCGCGCGTCCCACGCCCAGAAGTGAATGCGCGCCACGTCGACCATGCGGCCGCCGTACACTGGCGACACGGGATTCCATGTGGCGTCGAAGCCGTCGGCTGCAGGATCGAAGCGTGTAATCGTCGCCTCGATGAAACTCGCCTGCATCAGATCGTCGCGATGTCCGCGCGAAAAATGAGGCAATCCGCCTTCGCTCGACTTGAAATCGGGGAAGACGTTCGGCGCATTGGCGCCGCGATCGACAGCGGGGCAGCCGGTCTCGACCAGCCAGATCGGCTTGCAGCGCGCAACCCATGCGGTCGGGCTCGCGAGTTCCACGCCGCCCATGCGTTCGACATGCGGGTTGCTCCACCAACCGGCGAGATCCTTCTGGCGGAACACCCAGGTCTTCCTATAGGCGCCGTCGGCGATCGGCGTGCGCGTCTGGGTCTCGCGCGCATTGGCGTCGGCATAAAACCAGTCGAATGCTTCGCCGGACGCGATACGCCGCGCGAGATAGGCGAGGTCGTAAATGTCGTCAGCCTCGGCCGTATCGAGATGCGGACCGTCGCGCCAATCCGAGAGCGGCCAATAGGCGTCCACGCCGACGAAATCGACGGCGGCAGAAGCCCAGACGACATCGAGCGGAAAGCGCACTTCCGCGCCGCCGCCGAGCACATGCGCGCCATATTCGGTCCAGTCGGCGGCGTAGGAAATCTTGGTCGCAGCGCCGAGCTTCGCCTTCACATCGACAGCCAACTGGGCCAGCGCCTGCGCTGCCGGGTAGAAGCCGGGCGCAGAACGGACGCGCGTCAGCGAGACGAGTTCGGAGCCGACGAGAAAGGCGTCGACGCCGCCTGCCTGCACGCACAAGTCGGCGCAATGCAGGATGAAGCGGCGGTAGGACCATTCGGTCGCGGCAGGCGTCGGCGATCCGAAGAAAGAGGCGATCTGCGACGCAGCGGCGCTTGTCGCGTCGGCAGTTGCGGGCCGTCCCGGCGCGGGATCGCAGACGAGGCGCCCGCGCCAGGGATAGGCGGGTTGCGTCGCCGCGGCCGTCCAGGGATCTGGCAGCGCGTTATCCGGTCCGATGTCCATCATCACGAAGGGATAGAAGACGACGGAAAGTCCGCGCGCTTTCAGATCAGCAATGGCGGCGACAACGCTGGCATCCGTCGGCGTGCCGCCGAAGGCCGCGACGCCGTCGACCTCGCTCACCAGCCGCGCGTTAGCGCGCGCAAGGCCCGCTACCGACCAGTCGGCTGTGAAGATGTTGGCGTTCTTGAAGGCATTGTCGACGCGCGGCGCGATCGTGCATTGGCCGGCGCGCAGATCGTCGCCGAACCACGAGACGACAAGCGCCACGCTCTGCAGATTCGGGCACAGCGCCTGCAGCGCATCGAGCGAGCCCTGCCAGTCGGTCTTCGCCCAGGACTGGCTGCGATTTTCCTGCACGGTTGCGCCGGGGCCGGGATAGCTCGCATGCGGCGTCGGCTGATAGCCGAACTCGGTCGCGCCGGGAATGAGATCGACGGCGCGGATCATGGAGGCGACGCCCTCGACCGGCCGCACGATCTCGAAGGAAAGCTGCGGCACGCGATTGCCGAAGCCTGCAAGCGGCATACGCTCGAACACGACATAGGCGAGACCGCGATAGGCGGGAACAACGTCCGCGCCCTCCTTCGCGACGATGAGCGGATCGGGCTCCTGGTCTTCATCGCCCTTGTAGACGCGCATCGTTACCGTGGTGAGATCGAGCTCCTGCCCGTCCGCCCAGACGCGGCGCACGAAAGCGATCGGGCCTTCGCAGAGGCCGACGGCGAAATTGGCGAAATAGCTGTACGTGACGTTGACCTGCGCCGGCCGCGCCGGCGCCGTCGCCTTGCCGCCCCCGCCCGGAATGAAAGAGATGTTGGTCTCTTCGAGCAGGCGCGTCGCCCAGATCATTTGGCCGCCGATGCGCGCACGACCGAAGACGCGCGGAATCGGCGCGCCTTCCATCGAGGTGAGGCCCTGCACCTTGCCGAGGCGCGGACCGATCTCGATGCGCGTATTGGACGCCGCGCGCGGCTGCAGCAGCGCGCCGCCGAGGCCGCCCAAAGCCTGACCAGCGATGGCGCCGAGCGGGCCGGCGATGAATTCGCCGACGGCCGAGCCGACAGCGGCGAGAATGAGCGTGGCCATGAATGCTGCCCGAAAGAGAAAATGAGAGCGCCGCTAGTCCTCGGCGAGGCCGGGAAAGGCGAAGACGCGCGCGATGCGGCGGCGCCAGAGGCCGATTGCGACCTCCGCAACGCAGGCGCCATCGTGCGCATGGATCATGCGGCCGGTCTCGGTGGCGATCGCGACGTGCTTGGCAGGCATGCCGTCGAAAAAGCGGAAGACGAGGAGGTCGCCCTCGCGCCATTGCCTGTCCTGCAAGGCTACGAAATAGCGTTCGCCGAGTTCGATCAGCGATTCGCCGCCGCCGGCCTCCGCCCAGTCGGGCGAATAGGGCCGCATCGGCTCAGGCTCTGGCCCGACCAGATCACGCCAGACGCCGCGCACAAGGCCGAGGCAATCGCAGCCGGCGCCGCAAACCGAGGCCTGGTGGCGATAGGGCGTGCCGAGCCATTTTCGCGCAGAGGCGACGATGGCGTCGCGTGAAAGCGCGTTCATTGGAACAGGCTGCCGCCATCCATCGGCGGCCCTTTCGCATTGGGATAGGCGGCGACGACGTCGTTGCCCGGCATGTGCGGAAAGCCGCGAAAGCGGGCGATATTGTCGAATTTCTGGGCGCAGGATTCCGGGCTCTTGTCGCAGCCGGCCTTCAGCGTCACGCGCGCGCCCGCCGCGAAACCAATTGCAGGCGCGCTCCACAGGACGACGCGGTCGCCCGCCGCAGCCTTTTCATGCAGCTTGATCGCGTGGCGTTCGCCGCCGGCCGCCACGAGCGTTCCATCGGTGAAGAAGCCCGTGGCAAATGCAGCGTCCAACGTGAGGACGACGGCGCCCTGCTCAAGCGCGGCGACAGTCGCCCCGGTCGAATAGAGCGGCGCGTTCAGATCGACGCCGCATCTGGCGTCGCCGAGATCGGCGGCGCAATTGCGCTGGAACTGGCGGCCCTGCTCCTCGTCGAAGCGATGGGCGAGCGAGCGCAGTTCCGCGACGAAGGAAAATTCCGTGCGCCTGACTTCGCCGATGCTTGCGATATCCATCAGAACGCGACGCGTAACGTCGCTCCAGTCCACGAGCCAGATCTCGACGCTGGCGCCATCATAGAGCCCAGCCTCGAGATCGACATCGACAAGCGCCGTATCGTCGAAAGCGCCCTGCACTTCGCCGCCGGCGACGGCAAAGCCTGCGGCGCTTTCGGCCTGGGCCGCGTCCAGCCCGGTGGCTGCGCGAAATGTGGCGCCGGCGAATGTCAGGTCGCGGTCGTGGTCGGTGAAGCCGAGCACCACGCCGTCGCGCCGCGCCAGACGCCAGCAATGGCAAAGCGTCGTCGCGTCGGCTGCGAGCGCCGCTGCGGTCTGCGAGGTCAGTTGACGCATGGCGGCCTCAAGGCAGGATTTCGAGGATGGGGATTTTCGGGATCTCGCCGGCTTCAAAACCTGAGTGATCGATTTCGAGATAGTCGGTGTCGAAGCGCGCGGGCGTGTCGAAGACAAAACCGGCGGTCACCGCTGCGCCATTCGGCGGCGCGGCGGCGAGCGTCACGGCGCCCGTCGCCGCATCGACCGAAAATTGCGCGCCAGTGAGTTCAGCGCCCGCGACCGCAATGCGCACGCTCGCCGCAACGGGTTTCAGAATATCGCGCGCATAGGGCGCAAAGGCCGAGCCGTAGATCTTGACGAGCTGGAACGTTTTTCGCGCGCCGTCGCCCAGGCCAATCGCCTGATCGGACGGCGCCGGCGCGCGCGGATCGCGAGTTCGAGCTGATCCCGGTGCAGGATGATTTCCTGGCTCGCGGTGGAGGAAATGATGATATCGGCTTCGGCCAGATGCCTGGGCAAGTCGGCCAGT